AGACATGGCAACACTGCAGATGGACATGGACGATGCATGGACTGCAATGGATGCTATTGCTAACCCCTTAGGCAAATAATATGGCACGTAACCTAACAGCTAATCAACAAAAGTTTCTAGAAGTCTTGTTTGACGAGGCAGGTGGCGATGTGGTCTTAGCTAAGAAGTTAGCAGGGTACAGCGAAACAACTAGTACAGGTGTCATTGTAGAAAGTCTTAAAGATGAGATCGCAGACAAAACACGTACTTACTTTGCTCGTACTGCGCCCAAGGCTGCTATGGCTATGGTTGGTGCTTTATCTGACCCTACTGAACTAGGTATTCGTGACAAGATGGCTGCAGCAAAAGACTTGCTTGATCGTGCAGGACTTGGTAAAGTAGACAAGATTGATGTAGGCTCTTCTAGCGGTGGGGTCTTCATCCTTCCAGCTAAAGAAGGTAAGAACGAATAAGCTATAATAGAGAATCACTAGGTTACTGGGAACTACCGAAGCCACCTAAGGGTAAAGAACGTGAATGGCATGTTGTTGCCAGATCACAGATTAGACAAGTTCCGTTTGGGTATAGGGTACATCCTGATAACGAGAACCTACTTGAACCTGTAGTAGATGAACTAGAAGCATTAGAGCTTGCAAAGCGGCACTTAAAGCAGTATAGTTCTCGTGAGGTAGCCAACTGGCTTACCAAAGAAACGGGTAGATACATCTCCCACGTAGGTTTATTGCATAGGGTAGACATTGAGCGAAGACGTAAGAAAGCAGCTACAATTAAGCGCAAGCTTGCCGAGCGGCTCGAAAAGACGCTCAAGGAAATCGAGAAGCTCACGCAAGAAGGTATCGGAGCCTACACCGAAATCGAACCCGACGAAGACGGAGACAACGGTTGTAACGGTTCCTGCCCAAGCTGCTGCACCAGAGTTTGACGTACAGGCTGCACAGGATGTAGTCTTCAAGCCAAACCCTGGCCCACAGACATTCTTCCTAAGTGCCGCAGAACGTGAGGTACTATATGGTGGGGCTGCAGGTGGTGGTAAGTCGTATGCGATGCTAGCTGACCCTCTGCATGGTTTAAACAATCCTAACTTTAGTGGGTTGCTTGTACGCCATACTACGGAGGAACTTCGTGAACTTATTCAGAAAAGCCAAGAGCTATATCCTAAAGCTATACCTGGCATTAAGTGGTCTGAGCGTAAGAGTCAATGGATCACTCCACAAGGCGGTAGACTATGGATGTCGTACTTGGACAAGGACATGGACGTTACTCGCTACCAAGGTCAGGCTTTTAACTGGATTGGTTTCGACGAGCTTACTCAATGGCCTACTCCCTATGCTTGGGATTATATGCGTTCTCGTCTACGTTCTGCTAACAGCAACGAACTAGGCTTGTATATGCGAGGCACTACTAACCCTGGTGGTGCAGGACATTCTTGGGTTAAGAAGATGTTTATTGACCCAGCGCCAGCAGGTAAAGCTTTCTGGGCTACTAATATAGAAACGGGAGACACTATTACGTTTCCTAAGGGACACAGCAGAGAGGGTCAACCTCTATTCAAAAGACGGTTTATCCCTGCTAGCTTGTTCGACAACCCATATCTCTCTGAGAGTGGCGACTATGAAGCGATGCTTTTGTCACTACCAGAACATCAACGGAAACAGTTGCTTGAGGGTAACTGGGACATCAACGAAGGAGCAGCGTTCCCTGAGTTCAATAGAAGCATACACGTTGTTGAGCCATACGATATACCCAAATCTTGGGCTAAGTTTAGAGCTTGCGACTATGGATATGGGTCGTTTACTGGAGTCCTTTGGTTCGCTGTCTCACCTGAAGAACAGCTTGTGGTCTACAGAGAGTTATATTGTTCTAAGGTTACGGCTACAGATTTAGCTGATATGATCTTAGAAGCTGAAGCAGAAGATGGTACAATCAGGTACGGCGTGTTAGACTCGTCCCTCTGGCATAAAAGAGGCGATACTGGCCCATCACTAGCAGAGCAAATGAATATGAAGGGTTGTCGCTGGAGACCTTCAGATCGCTCTCGTGGCTCAAGGGTTGCAGGTAAGAACGAGATTCATCGCCGCTTGCAGGTAGACGAGTTTACTGAAGCGCCACAGCTTGTATTCTTTTCTACCTGCATCAATACAGTGGCTCAGGTTCCCACTATCCCATTGGACAAAAAGAACCCTGAAGACGTTGACACTAATGCAGAGGATCACTTGTACGATGCTCTGCGTTATGGTATCATGACTAGACCTCGTAGTTCTATATGGGACTATGATCCTGCTAAAGCGAAACGTTCTGGTTTTCAAGCATCAGACCCCACATTTGGATACTAAATAAATGGCAGAAATTGACGATTTATCTTTTGAAACTGACGAAGTTGTTGCTGCAGAGTCTACTGAAGATTCACTACTAGAAAGCACAAGTGGTGTTGTAGGTTATGTAGAGCAGCGTTTTCGACGGGCTGAAGATGCACGACTAGGTGACGAAGAACGTTGGCTACGTGCGTATCGTAACTACCGTGGGCTGTACGGATCAGATGTACAGTTTACTGATGCAGAGAAGTCACGTGTCTTTGTTAAGGTTACTAAGACTAAAACACTAGCAGCATATGGACAAATTGTAGATGTTTTATTTGGAAACAATCGCTTTCCTCTTTCTGTTAACCCCAGTGTTCTACCTGATGGGGTTGCTGATTCAGTTCACATAAACATTGACCCTAATGCAGAGAAAGCACAAGGCCCATTGGGTGAGGCTTTCGGTAAGGAAGCACCTAAGCCTTACCTTATCGGCCCTGACACAGAGCTAAAGCCAGGTGAAACACGCCTATCTCTACAGAAGCGTTTAGGTGGTTTAGAGAACAAACTAGCCCCTGTCAGTGATAAGCTGATTGAGGGTGACGGTACTACACCTACAAGTGTCACATTCCATCCTGCTATGGTATCAGCCAAAAAGATGGAAAAGAAAATCCATGACCAACTACAAGAGTCTGGTGCATCTAAGCACCTACGCTCTATGGCATTTGAGATGGCACTACTAGGCACAGGTGTAATGAAAGGCCCGTTTGCTACAGACAAAGAATATCCTAACTGGAATGAAGAGGGTGAGTATGATCCCTTGATCAAGACAGTACCTTCTACACAACACGTAAGCGTGTGGGACTTTTATCCTGACCCTTCTGCGTCTTCTATGGATGATGCTGAGTATGTTGTTGAGCGTCACAAGATGTCTCGCAATCAACTGCGTTCCCTACGTAACCGTCCTTACTTTATGGATGATGGTATTGATAAAGCTATCGCTATGGGTACAGACTACGAGCGTAAGCATTGGGAGCAGAAGATGGATGATGACGATTCCAGTGCTGCCGATACAGAACGCTTTGAAGTACTAGAGTTTTGGGGTTATGTAGATGCAGACATTCTAGAAGAGAACGGTGTTAAGATACCGTCTGAACTACGTGACCTAGACGAAGTAAGTTGTAACATTTGGATTTGTAACGGTGAGGTTCTACGTTTTGTATTGAACCCATTCAAACCTGCACACATTCCTTACTATGCAGTACCTTATGAGCACAACCCGTACAGCTTCTTTGGTGTTGGTATTGCTGAGAACATGGATGATACACAGACGTTGATGAACGGCTTCATGCGAATGGCTGTTGACAATGCTGTACTATCTGGTAATCTTTTGATTGAAGTAGATGAAACAAACCTCGTACCAGGCCAAGACTTATCCGTGTATCCAGGCAAGGTGTTCCGTAGACAAGGTGGAGCACCTGGTCAAGCTATCTTTGGTACTAAGTTCCCCAACGTGGCTGCAGAGAACATGCAACTCTTTGACAAAGCACGTGTCCTCGCTGATGAATCGACTGGATTCCCAAGCTTCGCACATGGACAAACAGGAGTATCGGGAGTGGGACGTACCGCTTCTGGCATTTCTATGCTTATGTCTGCAGCTAATGGCAGTATTAGAACTGTTGTTAAGAACGTAGATGATTATTTGCTAGCACCTATGGGCCGTGCCTTCTTTGCATTCAACATGCAGTTTGACCCTGATGAAGAGATCAAGGGTGACCTAGAAGTACACGCTAATGGTACAGAAAGCTTGATGGCTAACGAAGTACGCTCCCAGCGCCTGATGCAGTTCCTACAAGTTGTACAGAATCCTGTACTTGCACCCTTTGCTAAGATGGACTATGTTATTCGTGAGATCGCTAAGAGCATGGACTTAGACCCTGACAAGGTGACTAACTCTATGCAGGATGCAGCTATCCAAGCTGAGATTCT